GTGGTTCTCTGGCCCCCACAACCTTGGGTCGTACCCCGAGATTGGGGAGTACGGGCTGTGGTTAGCCGCGTACCAGGCAGAGATGCCTGACCCGCCGGCTCCGTGGGATACCATTGCCTTCTGGCAATACAGCAGCAGTGGGCGGGTGCCTGGGATTGACGGCGATGTGGATATGAACATTTTCAATGGGCCGTCTGACCGGATCGTGTTGTACGGCAAGCCCGGCTACGAGCCGGCTCCGATTCCTGAACCCGTACCCCCGAGTGAGTATGCGGTCGGACCGGGAATCCTGGCTGCGATGGATGCCATTGGTGACCATCCCGCCACCAATGAGTACGAGGTTGCGGGTGGCGCAGAAGCATGGGGCCAGTCGGGTTCCCACTACATCTACGTTGCCAATCTCAATCGCACGTTCCGCTACGACCCGGAGGGATAACCGATGCCTCGCTCCCCGATGTTTACGGTTCCGGCCCAGGACGCTGATGCGATCATGCAGGAAGTCCTGGTTCGGGCTGAGGCGAAGAAGCGAGGCAGCAACCGGGCGTTTGATCCTGCGTTGGGGGAAACCTGGGAGGAAGCGGAAGCCAACCTCAAGGCGATGCGGACGGACATCAACAAGTATGGGGAGTACGTGTTTGGCTACAAACCGGCTCCCCATCACCGCTTCTGGAACCAAGTCGCGGATGATGTCGTCAATAGGCGGGTGCCTCAGAACAAAGTCCTCTTCATCGCCCCACCGTCCTCTGCCAAGTCCACCTGGAACTCGATCATCCGACCCGTGTTCCATCTCGGACAGCATCCGGACGAGTCCATTATCTTCATGACCTCGTCTGATCCGATGGCCCAGACCTTCGGATCAACCGTGCGTGAAGCTCTGATGCGGAACGCTCGCCACAAGGAGGTCTTCCCTGATCCGCTGACGCGACCGAACAGAAATCGTGGCTGGTCCGGGGATGGCTTGTACCTGAATGGCTCTCCTCCTGGATCAAAAGACCCGGCGTACAAAGCCTCGGGCTTTGGCTCTTCCGTTATGGGTGCGCGTACCCACGGGCTGATCCTGGACGACCCGATGGATCAGAAGCAGGCTGTCTCCGAAGTCGAGCAGCGCCGGTCCAAAGCCTACTTCGACCAGACCCTGGTTCCCCGTGTCCAGCCTAACGTTGGGTGGATCATCGGAGCCATGACCCGGTTCCACGAGAATGACTTCGCCAGTCACCTGATTCGCCTGGCTGAGTCGTCCGGGGACTGGTTGGTCTTTCGTCTCCCCATGATCTCCGAGGGAGAAGGTGATCCGATGGGTCGGCCCGAGGGGGAGCTTCTCTGGCCGGAACGCATGACCGCACAGTATGTCGAAGCCGAGCGCAAGCGTATGACCATTGCTGAGTTCAATCTCGTGTACCAGGGCGACCCCACCGGTATCGGTGGGGATGTGTTCAAGGAAGAGGGATGGTTCCAGCCGCTGCCCGCGAACTTCTGGTCGGACATCTACCCCAAGTGCCGGACAATCATGGCCTGGGATCTGGCCTTCTCGGAGCGGGACCGGGCTTGCTATACCGTAGGGGGTACGGCAGCCATTGATTCGCAGATGAATATGTACCTCCTGCATGTGGTACGGAAGCGCATGAGTCTCATCGCCCTGGAAGACCTGATGGTGGAACTGATCCGGATATCCAAGCCCCTGATTGTGGGTCTGGAGCAGTCCCGGTTCCATCAGAAGGCGACCAGGGCGTTAGCTCAACAGGTGCTCGGGCGCGTAATGTGCAACCTCCAACTTGTTCTTCCAGACTCCGATAAGACCGCCCGAGCCATGCTTCCCGCTGGTAGAGCCGAAGCCGGTAAACTATTCGTCAACCACAACGCTCCCTGGTACCGCTCGTTTGTGTCCGAATGCTTAGGATTTCCTCTTACGACGTACAAGGATCAGGTAGACATGTTGTCGCTCCTGGCTCTGTTGGCGCAGGGCATCGGGGAAATCCCGGCCCGAACCCACGTTACCCAGGTCGAGCATGTGATGGCCTGATGGGGGACATTATCATCTCGCCGGCAGCCGTTATGGCGATCACCTCCCTGCTTGTCTCACTGGGTGGGGTGGTCGGCATCTTGTATCGGTCGATGATTGGGCAGTACGAAGCTCGGCTTCAGGAGCGAGGTGAGCGTATAACTCGGCTGGAGAATCAGCTTGAGCGAGCAACACGAGTGGCTGAAACCGGCACCGCTGCTGCGGATCGGGCTACTCGCGTGGCCGAACGAAGAACCGAGAAGCACGATGAGTGAGGACTGGCTGTTTAGTTACCTTCGTCGTCTTGTATACGGTGAGCATGAGGATAGCATTCCGGACACCACGGACCTGAAGACGATTGATGTTCGTCTGAGTTCTGTAGAGAAGGAGCAAGCGGAGATAGATACTCGTCTCCGGGTACTAGAGCGCCGGGGCGACCCCCGAGGAATACGTGAAGGACATGTATCGTGAGTAACCCATCGCTAGTGTTCTGGCTAGCCATAGCGACGATCCTGCTGAGCATCTTCGTCATTATCGGGTCGGCGCTGGCGTTTGGCCGGATTCTGGCTGACCTGGAGTATCAGACGACGGCGGGCCTCAATGGAGTCCGGCGTATTCAGTCCCATGTCGGTCTTCGTACCCACGGCAAACGGATTCTGCTTGGCCTCTTTGGTCTGGTTCTCGGGATCATGGGCGTCACCACCCTGGATATCGTGTGGCAGTACAACGTTGGTGGGCTGTTGTTCATCCTGATTCTGATTCTGTTCGGGGCGTCTTCTGTTCTGGATTGGTTCGCGGAGCGGGAGTCGGTGCGTATCCTGCTGCTGGAGCGAGAATCGTATCTAGCAGGAATGCCTCATGAACCAAAGGAATCGACAGGCGACCCTCTCCCGCCCCGTCCGCACGATGATTCCACGGGAATCTACACGGTCGGACCAGCCGGACCGGCGGGCGCTCAGGGGCCAACTGGACCGCAGGGTGTGATGGGACCAGTCGGTCCTGCCGGTGAACCAGCGTAGTGTATGATCTGGGAGTGAGTCCGGAGGATCTACGTGGCTGATTTCCCCTCGCAAGAATCTCTGGTGGCTACTCGGGGTACGACCGGAGCCATACCCACCGCTCATGAGCAAGCATTAGACACCCTGGATTTTGTGTCCGACCTCCGGAAAGACTTCGCTGCGCGGGACGAACTCTACGCCAAGATCGACAAGACGCTGTTCCTGGAGCAGTCCGTCTCGATCCCGGAGAACTTCAAGGCGACCGCAGTCGAAGTGCGGTCGCCTTTGCCTATGCACATCGCCAACTCCATCGTCGCGGCTATGACCATCAACTCCCCGAAGGTGACCTTCAAGAGCACGGAATTCGGAGATGTCGGGGAAGAGGCAGCCGCGTACCGGAACCGATTCTTCGAGGGTTCCTGGATTCGCCAGCAGCGAGAGAAGCGCCGGCGACTGTACCGTTTGTTCATGCACTCGGTGGTCACGAAGGGTGAGGGCATCCTCAAGACCCACGAACGAAAGCTCCGGGTCTGGACGAAGTACGCCGACTACACCACGAAGACTGCTGATGAGTTGGATGCGAAGGTCGAAAAGGGGGAACTGGACGAAGACTCTCGGAACCGACTCTTCGACGCCCAGACCGAGGAATACAAGCGCGGCCTCCCCTACCCCATCGAGACGACTGAAGTTCCGCCGGAGACGTTCTACTACCAGCGCGGCGAGGATGGCTTCACCCGTATCGCTGAGGTGAAGGAAGTCCCCTACTACGAGACGCTGCTGCGGTTCGGTGCGACGGTCACCGAGAACGGCAAGGTCATCTCCCTGGATTCCGGCACCAGCCTGGGTGTCCCCGAAGAGCAGTGGGGTCGCGTCTTCCACGGAGCGAACCGGAAGACCCTCCAGTGGGTCGAACTCTGGGACGTGAAGAACTGCACCATCGTGATCCGTGGCCCCGGAGATATTCCGTCCGCTGGTTCAGCGAACACCGGTACGGGCATGGTGGTCAAGCAGTACGCCCACGGCTACGGGAACATGGAACTGGGAGTCCTGGACGGACCCTACTTCTACGCACAGGGTGTGGTCACCTCCAGCCGAGCAGTGGAGAAGTCGCAGCTATCCGTGCTGTATGCCTACCTCCACCTGTTCCCGCTCCTGAACTCTCTGCTCACGATGCAGAGTCAGGCAGCCTTCTCCACCAGTTATCCGGCGTATCGTCGGACCACTCCACCGAACTTCGGCATCCCGGAGTCTCCGTTCGGTCTGGACGCGATGGAGCTACAGGCCAACCGAGACAAGATCGTCCCCGGTGCCATCTTCCCCCACGACATCGCGCCAATGGATCAGCCCCGTACCAGCGTAGACCTGGACAAAGCCATCCAGTTTGTCCGGGGAATGTTGGACATGGCTCTGCCCGATGCGGTGCAGGGTGTCATCACAGGAGAGACTGCCGGCTATGCCCTGAACCAGGCTGCTCATCTGGCTTCCCTCCAGTGGTCACCTATCGTAGACAACGTGCAGGACTGTCTCTCTGATCGGGTGGGATGGGAGAGCAGGCTGATTGACGAGTTCATTGGGGAGACGGTCTACGTTCGTGGTCAGGTACCACAGCCCCGCCGAAAGGCTGGCCCTCGCACGTTCAAGGAAGGCTGGCTTGGTCTAGGGCCGAGAGAACTCAAGGGCATCCACCAGTACGAGGTGACCCTGGAGCCAGCCGGCGTCAACAACGAGTCGCTCAAGCTCCGCGCTATTCGAGATAAGCTGGACATGCGGCTGATCTCCCCGGCTGACGCCATCAAGGAAATCGGCGGCAACCCGGTGGAAGTCGAGAATGCCTGGCTGCTCCACGAGATCAAGCAAGACCCAGAGGTCCGGAAGATCCTCAAGCAGCGCATCTTCATGGGTCTGGGTACGATGGATCAGCAGGCAATGCAGGCACTGCCCCCCGAGGCAGCACCAGGAGGAGAGCCGCCGCTGCCTCTGTCGGAGATGCAAGTCAACGTGCCACAGGGTATTGCTCCCGGCGTTTCTCCCGAGGCGTTCGTGCCGCCGTTTGGGACACAGCCCGGTCAGCCTCCCCCACCTCCGGCCCCAGGTGGGGGTGCACCTCCCCCACCGATGTCGATGCCGCGACCATCAGGTACGCCGACCGGCGCACCGGGTGGGGTACGAGGCGCTCCGGCCAATCACGCACCTATTCCGGGCGGGGGGTAGCTCATGCCTCGACGCGCACAGCATCCCTTTGATTCGGTGGCGGATCAGACCCTGGAGTGGATTCAGGAGACGACGGACTACGCAGTCGAAGCTCTTCGCGGGGGATACCGGACCCCCTTCTCGGCCAATATCACCGAGGCACAGAAGCTCGACTACTATCGTCGGAAGCTGTTCGTTCAGAATCCGGACGGGAGCTACGATTTCAGCAAGCCGAACCAGGCGGAACGTGATAAGCTACTCAAGAAACTGGGCACCAAGTCTTATGCGGAAATCATGACGACGGTCCTCCCTCAGAACGGTAAGTCGAGTCCCCTACCGGATGACGACGAAGAAGACTATGATGAGGAAGAGACTTCGGATACCTACACAGCAGGAGGCTACTGATGTTTCGTAAGCTAGCGGTTGCGTCGGCTCTGGCTCTTGCGTTGCTAGGCGATGGTGGTGGGTACGCCCAGGCGGCTCCCGTTGAGGCGTGTCAGACTCGGGTGTGGACGAACGAGGCCGGCAAGACCCCGAACGGTACGCACGCGGTAGCGACTGACGGCTGCAATAGCTACGAGTTCACCACCACGATTGGCGCTGGCCCGGCTAGTGGCGAGACGACCTTCGAGGTGGCGGCAGCAGCCGGTGGTCGTGAGGCAGAAGCCTATTCAGCGGCCAACCAGTGCGAGTTCGCGGCTATCGCTCAGGCGAATCTGGCGTTTGCCAACTACTTCAAGGTGCCTGACGGAACCAAGATTCGTGTCAAGTACGACTGCGACTAAGCAGTCGTAGAGCGGAGGCCCGGCTTTGGGAAAAAAGAAGAAGGACGACACACAAGATAAGCTAGTCAATCTTCAGGCTGCACAATTGGCCGCACAGGTCGCAAACTGGGCCGCGCAGCTTGAGTTCTCGAAGGAGCGGTTCCGGCTGCTGGAACTCCCGCAGTTCCAGCAGATGAGTCAGCTTGAGATTGACAAGCTCGCCTTCGCCAAAGCCGAGGCCACCTGGCAGCACGCCTATCAAGAAGCCGGCATCACCGGCATGTACAACGGGATGCCAACGACCGAGTGGCTGACGCAGCAGGCGCAGCTTACCGGCGTCCTCAATGGACAGCAGACCCTCCAGGGGAAGCTGACTGATGCTCAGATCGCCCAGATGGAAGGGGCGCTCGAACTCCAGAACAAGCAACTGCTGCTGGAGTACGACAAGTTTGGGTTCACCCAACATCAGTGGGATGATACGTTCGGCCTCCAGAAGGGTGAACTCACCGGCTTCTATGACGGGAAGAAAACGCTCTCCCGAGAGCAGTTCGAGGCTCAGTCTGCCCAGAACTATTTGGGGCTGCTGGCCTCTCTTCAGGGACCGGGTAACGCCTTCAAGCAGCTTCGTGTCCTCCAGAATACTCCGGGAGGACTGAGGGATCTCGCTGCTAATTGGACCGGACAGTATCAGATGGGGCAGCAGGGAGTATCCGGCCAGGCTCCAGGCCAGGCCCAGGTCGGTGACCTGATGTCCGGATGGGGTGGGCAGGGTGGATACGGCGGCTATGGAGCCTTCGCTCCTGGTGCGGCTCCTGCTCCCTCGCCTGGTTCGGCTCCTGCTGTCCCCAACCCAGATATAAATCATCCCACTAAACCTACGCCCGTTATAGGGCAGCCCGGTCCTGGGCAAGTCGGCATCAATCCAGTGCCCCCTGCCTGGACGGATGCCGCTGGTAGTATGGCGGGTCCGATTCCTGGTCGTGGATTCGATCCGGCTACCCAGTGGAATGACGCCACCCGAGCAGCAGCGGCTGCCTGGGAAGCCGCGCATCCTGGGTTCAAACTCGATGGATCACAGGCTGGATTCAGCCCTGTCGCCCCTCTACGAGATCCAGTTCCGGCTACCCCGCCTCCGATTATGACTCCGGAGCAAATCGACGCCTGGGAAGCTCAGTACCCTAATTACGCTATTGACCCCAGTGATCCGAGAGGGTACTCCGAGTGGACCCCTGCTATGGCGAACGCGCAGTATGCAGTGGGGCAGCCCCCCACGATGAATCAGATGCCGGGGTACACGTACTCTCCACCGGGACAGTCTGCTCCACCGCAGGCGTACAACTACTCAACGACTACTGGTGGAACGACGAACGTGTATCCTCCTGGAGTGATGGCTCCCCCTCAAGATATGACCGTGAGCACCTCGGTTCCGGTGGCTCCAGGTACGGCCCAGACGATGGTTGCTCCGGGTGCCGATCCGAACGCATACTCTCTACTACCCTCCCAGATCAACGCCGAGAACTACGCCAACTCCAACGTCTTCGCACAGAAGCTTGGATGGGCGGCGTTCGAGGATCAGGGGTGGGATGTCGAAGCAGCGCAGGACGCATTCAAGAAGTCGCTGCCGAAATATGGTGGGCCAGCACAGGGTCAGTTCTCTTTCTAGGAGGTGGTCATGTACAACCCGAATGACCTCATCAATGCCAGGCTTCGACAGCAGGGGATGCGGCGTCGGGTGGGTGCTCCAGCCCTCCCCCAGATTGTTCCCACCCAGGCAGCAATCTCGCCTCAGGAAAGAGTTGTTCCGGTCAATCCGAACGCTCCTCGGTTCTCCTTCCAACCACCGGGTGTCCGTGCACGGGAAGACCAGTACAACTATGAGCGGCTGCCGGACAACACCTGGAAGGAATATCCTCCCGGTCAGCCCGCTCCCCCTACGGGTTGGCAAGCCAGCATGGCTGCTCCTGCATCTGTGATGGATCTTGAGCGAATGCAGTCGGAACGAGAGACGATTGAGAAACTGCTCAAGACTCGACAGACCACCGGCCAGCCCCGACCCACTGGTGAGCCGTACCGGGACATGATGCGCTAATGGGCTGGAAAGAAGAGGAAGACGGCGGCTACTCCTGGTCTGATGATGGTGGGGATGGCGGCGGGGATGATGGCGAGGAGCAGCGCCGAGAAGAAGAGCGTGACCGTGAGCGCGAAGAAGAGCGCGACCGGGAGCGTGAGCAAGAGCGTGAGCGCGAGAAGCAACAGGAACGTGAGCGTGAGCGCCAGCGTGAGCGCGAGGAAGAAGCTCGACGCCGGGCCGAGGAGGAAGAGCGTCAGCGCCAGATAGAGGAACAGCGCCGCCAGGTCGAAGAAGAGCAGCGGCGTATGGCGGAAGAAGAGGCCCGCCGCCAGGCAGAGGAAGCACAGCGCCAGCAGGAAGAAGCTGATGCGCAGGCTGCTCTTGCCCGGAACCAGGAATCCATCGATCAAGGTACGTCGCAGGGCTTGGCTACGGATGAGCCAAGCGCGATGGATCAGTGGCTCCGGGACCGTGAGGCAGACGAGCAGGCCCGCCGAGACGCCGAGCGAGAGTACACGCCCAATGTTGAGGGGGACCGCTACCACTATGGTCAAGACCCAATGGCTGTCGCAGAAGCTCCCCCCACTCCGACAGTTATCGAGCCTGTTGCTACGCCCGATCCGGTGGATCTGGAGAAGCCCAAAGAAGAAGACATCGTCGCTGAAGCGACCCGGGCGGCTGAAGATGTCTACCGCAGTGGCGGATCTGCTACGCAGGCTCAAGCCGCAGCCGGAGCCGCAGCGGCCAAGACGGCGTCTATCGACCGACAGAGTCTCAGCACTCAGACACCGTGGACGCAGCAAGCATTCCGGACCCAGTACGGACAAAGCGCAGATACAGAGTGGGTTCGCCAGCATGAGGCAGAGCTACGACGAAACCAGCAAACATACGGCTCTCCGGAACCGAAGGCTGGAACGCGACCCATTGCTTCAGCGCCTGCTAACACCCCCGTCGCCCCAGACCGACGCATAGGTCAGACGCCCCCGCCCGCAGCCCGACCAGCAACGCCAGCCGCTCCGGCCCAGAACATCCTGGGTCTTGGAGCTATTGGAGATCAGCCCGCCCCTGGTGCTGCCCCTCCCCCGCAGCAGGGACTGGAGCGGGACACGGACATGCTTACCATTCGGGATGCGACTCCGGGTGGGACTGATGCTGCCCAGATCCAACGCTCCAACTGGAATGCGTGGCCGGAAGAAACGAAGTCTCGTTGGGAAGTGACGAATGCCGTAGGCGCATCTCCGGCCCCCACAGTCCAGCCCGCTGCCGGCCACGCAGCCCGACCATCGACGGCTTTGCCAGGTATCCAGCCACTTCCCCCTCGGAACGAGACTGACGGGATTCGTACCGGCCCTCCAACCGCAGGGGAGCCAGGTGGTCCGCCTCTGGCCTCTCCTCCCCCTCCTGTTCGAGATGATTACCGCACTCCTCCAGCAAGGCCGGTGGA